CAACACCGCCAGAGAGTGGTAAGTCATGAACTTGAAGGTCTACTTCGATGTCAGTGAAATCTGTTCCAACAGCTGAAGTTCCCCAAGTGTCACTTGCTTCTGCAACATGAGCACCAACACGAATAAATTCAGATGCGTTGTTGATTACAGTTACATAGTAGTTTGTTGAAGCATCTTCTCTCTTAGCATCAGATGCTTTAGAAACAGCAACATGCTTTTCAAGAACAGTTCCAGCAGAACCAGAGAAAGCGCCAGTTGTGTCTACGACAACAACGTGCAACTCATCATTAGAACCACCAACGTTTCCTACATGAGTTGAAGTTCCAGGAGAAGATCCACATAAGTCTGCAAACTCCCACTTAACTTCAAGATTACCACTAATGTTTCTGTCAAGAGCACGATCAACAGTGATTGTTGTTGTGCTCACCCCTGCGCTAATTGCTACAACAGAGCGTTGCTGACCCGTTGCCTTGTCGCGAAGAATACTGCCAACAGCAATCTCGTCAGTTAAATCACCAGACACTGTGATTGTCTTGAGTCCGCGAGTACCTGTAAAAGTGCTAGTGATAGTACGCTTGAACGATTCTGCACTTGTACAAACAGATACGCGAAGAGAGTTACCAAGAATTCCTGGGTGGCGAGCAACGAACTTAGCTGCAATTGTGCCAGCTTTTGAAGAGTAGTCATCATCATTCTCGATGCGAATACCATCTCCGTCAGAGTCAGCATTCTTTGCAGCTGCATCAGCTACACGAACTACTTTAAGTCTGATTCCGTATGCTAAAAAGTTTGCAGCAGTAAAGAACGATGTTGCAGTATCGTCATCTGGTTTACCAAACCTCTTAGCTAATTGATCTTCAGTGCTTACGAGTGCGATGTCATTGAGAGGTCCCCACTTGAAGAATCCCGCAAACGCACCGATGGATACTGATACTGCTGGAATTACAGTTGTGAGGTCTTTCTCCGTAACTAATACTCCAGGTGATACTTGAAATGCCATCTTGTGTCTCCTTGTGTCTTAAATCGATGTTATATCACTAATGATACCAACACTTTTGGTATGTCTGATATAGTCAAGCGTATTGCATCAATTATTTATAAAAACGTAACGCTATATAGCACAACGTACTAAAATTCGTCGTAGCTATCATCGTTGACAGTGTGCCACAGAGTACCATCGTCATCCAAAAACCCTGTGCCGTTGTCGCCGTCATTGATGAATCCAAAAGGTAAAATCTGCTCTTCAAGATTTTGGATCTTTTCTTCAAACAGTCTTTTTCGAGCATCAGTATCAGTCATCTCTTTAAAGAGTGATTGTGCAGACAGCCATGAGAATAGAACAAGACACATCGTTAAGTCATCGTGACACCCAGGTTCAGCACAGAACGTACCACCAGACGCAACAAACGACGTTAGCTCTGATATGATGTCAAAGTCTTGAACTAGAATTTTGTCAGCTTCCAACATAGCTTTGAGATTTGCACAGCCGATTGTTTTGATCTGAGAAGTTGTCTTAATTCCAAGTTTTGAATTTTTCTTGAACCCTGCACTTAGCTTTTGTCCCCCTCGACCCATATTAGTGGTCGAGAATACGTTTTCGTACTCAAGTTCATTGTGAAGCACTTCTACAACTTGACCACCAATACTGTTTGTCTCGATAAGTACATGAGCATTGTTGTATTGTGCTGCTACGTTGTAAATGATGTTTGGATACAGCATAGGTGTTATCTTGCTGTTGTAGTATTTTGCTACTACCTTGTATGGCAAACTTGTACAATCTATAACCACAAACGCTGAGTGATCTAGGCCTTGTCCTTCCGCTGTGTCTACTGCCATCACATAGATGTGATCTTGCTTTGCCGCTTCGTATATGTGTAAGTCTCCAATTCTATCAACGGGAGGTATCCATGTCATTGCTGAAAGTTTCGCTGAAGATATGAGAGTTCCCGCTGAGCCTAAGAAGTCACAACCAAATTCTTGATCAAACTTGTCTTGCCCTAACTGTTTAATTTGGTCGGCTGCCCATGCTTGGTCTCTACCAGGCACCACAGACCAATGGGCTTCGATAGGCACGTAAAGGTTTCGCCCATTCACAGCGTCCATCCAGTACTTGTAGAACAAGTTCATTCCATTGGGGGTCGATACCATGATAACTTTCGTCGTCTTACCTGAAGATATTGTAGGGTATACTGAAGTGATGAAATCTTCTGCTATGTTCTTAGGTACGAACGCAAACTCGTCGAGAAAGATGATGTTGTATGTGCTACCTCGCGCTGCGCTTGATGCTGTAGCGTTTGCGATAACTTTACTACCGTTCTCTAATTCGATAGAACCTTTGTTCCATGAGACGATACCTTGCTGCATCCATAGAGGTATGTGCTCATATGCTAACTGTAGTTTAGCTAAGATATCTCTAGCTGTGCTTGCTTTGTTCGCAAGAATAGCAATGTTCTGCATTGGACCAAATAAGACTGTATGAAGAATGTATGCAATTGTTACTGTAGATTTACCCACCTGACGTGGAAGTTTTGCAATAGTAAAGCGATTGTCTACAAACGATCTGAGCAGCGTTTTCTGAAAGTCATACAGATCAAACGGAACAAGTCCTCTATCTACGTGTACAATTTTCATGTACCGTTCAATAAAGTACAACGGATCTTGCATACACTTAATGCGCTCTTCAATCTGCTCTTTTGTAAAGATGTACTGTACCCCAGTGCTTTTGAGGTTGGGGTTGTTCTTATGATTGCGAACGCCATCTGGCGCTAATGCATGTTGTACGTCATCACTCGTTGTCATCAGTTGACTTCTTCTTCATGTTTTTAATAATGTCATCAAGTTGAGCAGTGTTACCAACAAACAAGTTGTTGTTCACCACGTCTCCTGATTTACTTTTGTTCTTGAGTGCATCAATCTTTGCACGAGATGTGTGTATGCCAATTAAGTCTTTCTGTGCACTTGCTATCGTATTAACGAGTTGTGAGACTACTTCATACGCTCGTGGATGTTGGCTCTGATCTGCTATCTGCACAAGATTATTAAGAGCATCAATCGAACGCTCTGTAATTGTGTAAAGATTTGTGCGAATGTACTGATAGTCAGTGTTGAGGTCATTGTCAGTCGAAGGAGCTTCAACAAGATCTTTCTTCTCAAACTGCACTGGCAGCTCTGCTGGAGGTGGCTCAGGCGTGTGCTGAACTTTTGGTGCTACTGTTGAAGATGTTGTAGTGGGTATCGAATGTTGCACAAGAGACTTGAGATCTTCTTCAGTCGCAACGAACGATTCTTGCTCTACATCATATTTGGTTATAATGTCTTTTTCATCACTCATAATTCACACAAACACAACTACTCATGTTCACACTATTCGATAGGCTCATCCTCACCAGTAATAGGATTTAGTCGTTTCCCATCAGTGAAAGATTCTGTAACTTCTGTATATCCAAACTCTTCGTTGTAGGTAATATCATCTGGATTTGGTGAAAGCGTTGTGCGTATTGCTCTTGACTGCTTTAAAAGATTCTGTGCATCGTCCAAGCTACCGTTAGCTGCGTAGATGTCTTGTATTGCACGTTGAATGACTGGCGCTTGTTTAATAGGTCCGTAGAACATAACTTTCAAGTCAAATGTGAGTGTCCAAATAACATCACGACGATTTGTCCAGTCATCTTCGTAGTTGTCTTGTAAGTTCAATCCATTGAGTGTGATTGCTACGTCATCGAGAAAGTTCATGCCAGGTATACTGCGAATTGTCACAGTGTATGCTGGTGTAAACCACGGCAAAATTTGCTCAATGATTTGATTTGAGTCGTCAATAAACTTACTAATGATCGACAATTCAACTGTCATCTTGTATGGCACACCCTGATACTGTCTGATTACAGTTGCAGGATCTTCTACTAGAGGCTGTACATTTTTTCTAAGTGTGTTTAATTTTCTATTTGAGTCATACTCAAGCGACTTGATCTCAAAACTCATTCTAGGTAACTTAATTGCATAGTTTCTGCTAAGTTCAGGATCTTCTTGACCACGAACGATGTAACGTTCAGCTGGACCATATGCAAGTGGAACTTTCAAACGCTCAACTTCTTTTCCATCTTTGTCTCTTTTTACGATAAAGATGTTTGAGAAAAGTGATCCAAAGCTCGCGACTACTTTGCGCATTGTGAAGTGATAGAATGGTGACTGAAACATGATTTACTCCTCTTCAGAGAATGGATTGTTCTCTGTAAAATCAATCACAATGAAGTCTTTGTTCTTTGCACCAAAGTCATCAACGATATCTGTTGTATCAAAGTTTGTGTCTAGTTCAAACTCAGTGCCACTCTTTGTTCCTTTGATTGGACCATCTTCTGCTCTAAATGTCTGATACACATCTTTAATCTTGATAGTGTTATTTAACTGAACTGAAATGAATGTGCCTTTTGCTGTTGCAGTTTCAAGCGACTCGCCTTGGTAGATTACTTCACCATACTCGAAGCTACCTGAGCCAGATGATGGATCAAGTTTGAGTAAAAACATCTCAGATAACTCGTCTGCAATCGTGTCGATCTCTTCAATGCCAGTCTTGATGTTTTCATCTTCAAATGCAGCTTGCTCACACTG